AATACGTTTTTGATCTAGATTTAAAGTGGAATATTTACTATTAAATTTTTCTAATAGTATTTTATAAGTTAAAATTCTAAGGTCACTATCATATGAACTAAACTCCTCCATTACTGTGTCTGCAACTGAATCTTTATTTACCTTTGATTGTGTAAGAAATTCCATTAGATTTAATCTTACTTCAATAAGTAAAGATGGATTTACTTCAGTAGAATTATATGCTTCAACTAATTGGTACAGAGAAGCCATTTCCTTGTATTCTGGGATTTTGGTATTGAAGAGATCATTAATGTTATAATTTTCTTTCAATTCCTTAATTAAATTATACTTTTCTCTTTTTAGTTTTTGTTTAGATAACTTTTTAGAAGATTCTAAAATTGTAGAAATAACTGAAGAAGCTTTAGATTCACTAATACCTCTTTTTTGGAAAAATGATTCGTACAATTTATACTCTTTACCTAACTCTGTATTGACAAAGTATTTTTTTAAGAGTTTGGATGCAGGTGACTTCTTTCCGGAAAGAGTATCTGCAGTGATTCTCCTCACAAGCAATTCAAACAGCAAACCTGTATTCCGATACTTGGAGTGTTTGATTTTCATTCTAGGGTTTTTTTATAAATATATGAAAATATCTAGTCCTTAATATTTGATTCATCTAATAAAGATTCTCCGGATTTATCATCCTCAAATATAATACGTTTCTTATTAGAAGAAGGAATATTTTTTAGCATATCTGAGTATTTAGAAATATAATATCTACCTTCTAAAGATAAAGCAGAACTAGATCCCTCATTCTTATCTGTGTCTTTCATTCTTTCTACTCCTAATCTATCCTTACCAAAGTTATCATCTTGAGTATTTCGATTAGTAACTTTTTCTTGAGGTCTACCTAAGGGTTCATTTTCATTATACCCATCAGGCAAATTATTAGGATCAGAATATGTTCTACCTTTACCATACAATGAAGCTAGATCGTGGGGTGTACCATAAGACTTTCCAGATTCCATAGGATCATTACCTTCATTTTCCATCTGGTTTTGTCTAAATTTGCGTTTTTTATCCTGTAAAATTAATTCTCTATATTCATCATATTGATCTTCGGATAAATGGAAGATATTTTCATACACCCAATCAGTAGGCAATAACCCATTATTAATTAATTCATTCGCTAGTGCTGTTTTTTCAGTTAACAACGCAATCCTTTCTTGATCATATATAATGGATGGGTTAGTCAATGATAATTCAAAATTAGCTAATTGCTCACCAGTATAACCTTGTGAATAGAGATGAACCATGGCAATCTTATATAACTCAGATGTAATGATTCTTTGTATTCTTTCAATTGTTCTAGCAAATCTAATATCTTGTGCCGCTAAAGTAGCTTTACCTTCTAAATTTTCATCATACCCCATAAAGGCCTTAGGTACTTTTAGGGCTGCAAATAATTTATCTCTTAAATAGATAACATCAGTAATCCCATCATATTGTAGTCCGGGAGTAGTTTCTATTTTAGTAGCTGAATCATTGCCTCTTACAGGGATATAAAAATCCTCTAAAGAATTTTGAAGATTATATTTTAAGTTATAATCACCAGTTTGTGGATCAACATATGGAGTTCTTTTTAATTTAGAAATAGTTTTCTCCATAAACGCCTCAATTTCATTAGGAGGAATAGAACCTATATTTAAATAAAATATACGTTTTTCTGGAGCTCTTACTATTCTATGAATTAACATAGCATCCTCCATTAAAGTATATTGCTTAAATAATTTTCTAGCTGGTTCTATGTAACTTCTACCATAGGGGAGAAAATTAACGTCTGTAAGTAATCTAAAGTGTGCAACTTCGTAATTATCAAAATAAATAGCTCTTGCGTCCTTATTTTGGTTAGGGACAGTTGTATAACCATAAGAATCAGATACTATCCCGTCCGGATCAAACTTAAACATTACTTTAGCTGGGTTTTCTGGGTCTGAGTATTCTATTCTTTCTATATTGAAAGCAGAATATGGGATAACATTATAAACTCCAAAATTTTCAGCTATTTCCAATTTTAAAAAGAAATCCCCATACTTACACATATTACGAATCCAAGGCCATAAATTAAATTCTATGTTAATCACATCATAAAAAAGATTATAAAGTATCTTTTGAATGTTTTCATCTGGTGATTTAATTTGTAATACTTCTCCTAAATCATTTTTAAGTGTACTTTCATCCGAAATAATATCTAAGGCAGAAGCTATAATAGCATCAGTATCCATAGCATCATATTCAGCATATAAAGATGGTCTTAAAGTTTTATAGTTATAAGACACTTGTTGACCATATAAAGATGATATACTATTAGTATAAATTCTATTAAATCTATCAATAAGTGAATTAGTTTCTATATTACCAGATACTTGTATATGTCTAGTATCTATAGTTTTTAATTGGTTATTCCCTGTATTTCTTATAACAACATCAGTTGAGAATAATCTTTGTAGTCTACTAAATAATCCTTTATCAGCCATAATTAAATTTTATAAAAGCCAAGTTATATTTTCATTTTTCCCATCTATTTCCATAGTATATGGGTTTTTTGTTCTATTACTTACTACACCTGGGGTATAATAGTCATTTTTTCTAACACTACCAAGAGCAGCTTTAGCTCTATCAAGTGATTCTTGTTGGAATTTAAGTGAAGTATCTCTTAAAAACATAGCAATCCCAAAAGCCATAATCAAGTCATCATTATACCCAACTTGAGCTTCAGGTCTTCCGTTTTTCCATATAAATACCCTCATTTCCTCTAGGAGTCTTTTAGAACGGATTGTTACACTTCTATCCCCTACAAATTCCCTAAATTTATTGATGATTAAAGGTCTAGTCCTCATTGACATAGTAAAACCAGGAACCATTTCAGAGTTACCTTCATAGGTCTGAAGATATGATTCTGCAGTCAGTTTATCAGATTTAGGGGAATGATATAAATTTCTGTATCCTCTTTCTCGTATAGCATCAATAGTAGCCCATCCTATATTAGCATTCTCAGGGCATAACATTGCATTATTATACTCAGCAGCTAAACCAACTAAGAAATAACCAAATTCTTTAGGAGGCAATTGACCCTTAAATTCTGCTACTTGGGTATTTGTTTCAATATCTATTATATGTGCGGTAGAAAAATCTTTTCCATCACCCCTGGCAACATCAGCAGTAATTAGATATTCCCTGGCGTAATCTGCGGATTCCCATATCCATAAATTTTGATCGACACCTCTTCTCTCAACAGGATCCTTAATTGTAGTTTCTTTTATGAATTCAATCCATTCATTATAAAACACAACATCACCTGATGTATTAAAGTCACAATCACATTCTTGGGCTGCAATACGAGGGTCACCTAATAAATCATCCTGTCTATCTCTCCATGATTGGTCTCTTTCGGGATGAACCATCCAAGGTAGTCTAATGGGTAAAAATTCATTTTCTTTTGCTTCTGCCTTAGTCCACATTTTATGGAACCAATTACCAGTTCCATTAGGTGTGGATAGTACAATAGCGCCCCCTCCAGTTGATAAGGTTTGTTGAGCTGAAGCCCATATATTATCTATACCTTCAATAAATGCTGCTTCATCAACTACTAACATTGAAACAGCTTCCGATCTACCAGCATCCGAAGCAGCTGAAGTTGCTTTTATCTGGGATCCATTAGTTAATCTTAATGTTAATTTATTGTTTTCTTCAGTTGAGATTTGTAACCAGGAAGGTAAATTATCATACATAAATTTTACCTTAGTTACTAGATTTTTGGCTGTTTCTTGCTTAGTAGCTACACATAATACATTTTTCCCCTCATGAAATAACATTAACCAAAGAGAATACCCCGCAGTTAAAGTAGAAATACCTAATTGTCTTGATTTAAGTATCAATGAATAAGGGTTATCCTTAAATAACTGTAATACTTTTTCTTGAAAAGGGTATAAAGTAAATAATATTTTACCTCTTTGGGGGTGTTGAATAAAACAGTATTTTTTCATAAAATGTACAGGATCAGTTGCACATTTAATATATTCCTGACGAATTATTTTTTTTAGATCCTGTGACATAATTAGAGGAGAGCCTCAACCTCTTTCTTCATAGCGGTTAGCTCTTTTAATCTTTTAAGTAAATCTTCTTTTTCTTCACCTTCTGATTTTTTCCACTGATTTACTACTGTTTTCATTTCACGGGTAATTTTACCTAATTCTCTAGCTAATGAAGCCACAGAATCACTTTTTAAATCAGAAGCAGTGGGTTCATCATCTTGTTCACTTAAAGCATCTCCCACTTCATCAGCTAAACTTTTAGTAGTTTCTAATTCTTTATTTAAATCCTGTTGAGCCTTAATATCTTCGGGATCGGCCTCAGTAAGAATTTCTACTATCTCTTTTTTTATAATTTCCTTTAGTTTAGGTTTATTAAGTCCCATGGTGAAGTTTATTTATAAATATTAAGGAAATAATACCTCATTTATTTGTCTTAAACGTTGTTCTGTAGTTCCACTAATAGTAGTAAAATCCTTAATTTGTCCCCTATACTCAAATAACAATTCCCTAATAGTATTATCTATTTTTTCTCTATATTCTTCATCTATAGTCATAACACCATTATCCTCTATAATAGTACCTTCAGTAGACACATAAAAAATATGATCATAGTCTCCTAACATAGTAGAAGCAAAATCACAGAATTTTTTAGCATCATCTTCACTAATTGAATCAGCACATTTAGCAAATGCCATTACATCAATAATAGTTCTATCTGTAATGATATTTTCATTCAATAACTCACTAGCTCTCTCTGCTAAAAATATTGATTGACCCTTTACTGTAGAATCAGTATTTAATGGAATACCTAAATCTCTTAAATACTTAGATCGTTCAGTAGTAAACTTATAATTAATAAATTCCACTTCATACTCTAATGCCTTAACTAATGTAGTTTTACCTACAGACATTGTACCACATAATCCAATTTTCATACTACAATTTATGTTCTAGCACCAGATTGTTTACCTAACGCTGTTTTATGAAAAGGAACACCCTTTCTTTCTCTCATTAATTCTTGGTATTCCTCAAACCCATATTCTATACCATAAAGATAATAAGCTTTTCTTGCTCCTCCACGTCTTTCAATGGGTTCAATAGCAGGACCATCATATCTATGAAACTTAAATGCTTTATCTTTAGGACCTTTAGCTAAATGCATCCTTTGACCGTTAGATGTAATAATTTTGTACTCAAATTTTTCGTCTGACATAATTTTAATTTAATAATGATTCTGCTATATAAATACCTTGTGCTCCTGAAACTGTAATGCCCCTTGCAGATAGGGCATCTCCAGCAAAATGTACATTTTCGAATTGAGCTAATGTTAAATTACTGTAATCTACTTTTGGTTCTGGTGATAGGTATTTTACTTCAGGAATGTAAATGCCCCAATCATCTTTAAGTGTTGGAAATACTTTTTTCATATCATCAATAAAATCTGAAATGTATTCAAAATAACCTTGGAAATGTTCAGCTACTACTTGTAACCCCATCCAATCTATTTGATGTGCACTTACATTATCACCTTCTGAAGTTGTGGATGGTTTGCGAGATGGGCTATAATATAATCCTGTTCCGTGAGCTTGAACTTTTTCTACTAATTCCCTTGACCATTCAAAAGGATTATCTATACCTCGGATTTCCATTAAAATACCAAAATTAGTCATATTATTACGATATGCTTCATCTTTTTTAGCGTGTCCATTATATGAATGATCCCCATATGTTTCTTCTACAGCAACAAAAGCAGCATTATTGTTAGTACAAAATGAACGTAATGATACTCCTTTATCTTCAAATTTTCTATATAATTTAAAGTCATAAGAAATATCAATTAATTTTTGGAAGTGTTTCTGAGGTGCTTCAAATCTAACTCCTATTTGTACAGGTTTAGATTCAGTAGGGAAGGAATAATCTTCTGCTAATTGTTTACCAAAATCAATACCTGATTTACCTACACCAAATATTAAACGATCGTATTTACCAACTCGTGTATTAGCATAAGGT